CGACGACGGTCATGCGGGCCCCGTTGGCGCCGGGCAGCTGAATGACCGCGGAGTCGACCAGGGGATCATCGGACACCAGTTCGTCGACGATCCGCAGGGAGTACTTGCGTCGCAGCCTGTCCGCGTCCGTGTCGACGCGACTGTCGGCGGGCGCGTCGGAGGCGGGAACAGGGTCACCGCCGTCGAGAACCAGGCGGCCGGATCCTTCCGCCCACCCGATGTGCGGCTCGATCTTGGCGAGGGTTTGGGGCATGCGGCTGCGCGGCTTGCCGCCTTCGAGGTTCTGGACGCTGCCTTCGCTGACGTCGGCGCGTTCGGCCAGTTGGGGCTGCGTGAGGCCGCGCGCTTCGCGGGCCGTCCGGATGGCGTCTGCGAGCCTGCCCCACTGGAGCTTGCTCAGATCCCTCGTCATGACGGCCATGATGCACCACGGGTAGGCAACACGCACCCACTGAATCCCCTAATTGACCAGGATTGATCGGTCTTAGGGGAGCTTTTTTGTTGCCTCGTTAGCGCCTTATTGCGCTTGCGCCCCGTTCGCGCTCCGGCGCACTGCGTGCATCTCTGGCCACGGCTTTGCTCACCCGACATCACGCGGCACCCAACGAAGCCATAAAAACACCTAACGAACCCAGCCGAACGCCTTGCCTTCGCTGCGTCGTTAGGTCTACGTTGTGTCTCGTGAGACCCAACGGAGACGCAATGAAGGCCATCCGCGAGGCACGGGGGATCAGCCTTCAACGTCTCGCCAAAGACATTGGCCGAGACCCCGGCTACCTCTCCCGAGTCGAGAACGGCCAACAGGGAGCAGGAGACGGAACCCTCCACCTCTACGCCAAGCGTCTGAACGTGCCCATCGCAGCAATCACCCACGAGGAGACACCCCGTGACCAGGAACGACCTGGCTCCCCCCACCGAGAACCCCAACGAGACGACGTTGACCCTGCGCTTGGCGGAGCTTGCGGCAGCCGTTGAGCGCCTGACCGCGGCCCCCACCGCGGCCGAGCTGGAGCTGAAGTGCTTCACCCCGGCAGAGGCGGGCCCGCTCCTCGGCAAGACCGAGAACTGGGTCGTGGAGGCGATACGTGAACGCCGCATCCCCTTCACCTACGTCGGCCGCTCCCCCCGGCTGACCGCGGACCACATCCGCCAGATCCGGGCTGAAGGCGAAGTCAAGCCCAGCAAGTACGCCAGGCCCATCGCCGCCTGAAACACCAAACGGCCCCTTCGCCGGTGGACAAGACCGGCAGCCGGGGCCAGCGGCCAAAGGCCGCGCGATCCACCCACACATCTCTGACAGAACTGGAGTGGACCTTGTCCACGAACGTACCCGATCGGCGACCGGCGGAGATCGTCCGCGTGCCCTTCATGGACGGCTTCATCGAGACCGTCCTCATCGACAACGAGCCCCACGTCGTCCTCAAGCCGACCATTGAGGGAATGGGGCTCGATTGGGAGCCTCAGCGCAAGAAGCTCGCCCGGCGCTCGTGGGCAGTTACCTCCCAACGGGAGGCGACTGGGGCCGACGGCAAGACCTACGCGATGGTGACCTGCGACCTGGAAACCTGGTCGATGCTGCTCGCCAACATCGACGAGAACAAGGTCAAGGCCGACGCCCGCGAGCTGGTCGTCGAGTACCAGCAGAAGAGCGCCCGGGCCCTCCGCGACTTCTGGACCCGCGGCGGCGCGATCAACCCGGCCGCATCCGTGGAGCAGGTCGAGTCTCTCCGTACTCAGCTGGACGGCGTGGAGCGAGCCCAGTTGGCTCACGCGCGGCTGACGGCGATGGGTGCCGCGAAGCAGTTCGGCCTCGTCAACGCCTCCTATGTCGAGGCGATGGCCCGCACGGAGTTGGCGCGGATGAACGGCGAGGAGCCGGACATCGACCCCGCTGACATGACCATCACGTGCGACGAGTACTTGGACGGCCGCATCAAGGACGCCGACCTCGGCTCGGCGCGAACCCGGCTGGGCAAGGCGGTCGCCGGCCTGTACCGGGCCCGCTACCTGAAAGACCCGCAGAAGATCCAGCGCCCGATCCACGGCGTGCACCGCGATGTGGCCGTGTACACGCACCGGGACATCGACTTGTTCGACACGGCATGGGTGGAGATCTCCCGCCACTACGACGTGCAGGACCGCATCCAGTTGGGCGGTGCGGCGTGACTGACACCCAGATGACGCCGGAGCGCATCGCCGAGATCAAGGACTTGCTCAAGTTCGAGTCTTCGATCGCCTTCTACAGCAGCCGGGCGAAGGAGTCGATGCTCCTGCTCGTCGAGGAGGCCGAGGAGGCTGCACGTCTCCGCAAGCAGGCGGCGATCGTCGAGGTGTTCGTTGCCGACCGTGCCGGCTACATCACCGCGATCCGTAACTGCCACCCCGACAACCAGCACGACTACGACCGCTGGCAGGGCCACGCCGAATCCCGACGGCAGCTCGCCGAGCAGCTGGGCCTGCCCGTCGCCTGGCCTGCGCCGGAGACCCCCACGCCGCAGCACTACGACAAGACGCCTGACCCGCTGGACGGATGCCACTGGTGCGCGTGCGGCAACCGCTGGACTGAAGAGCACGCCAAGGCGGTGACGGCGTGAACGCCGCCGAGTTCAACTCCCGCTTCCCGGTCGGCACTCCGGTGCTCGCCTACCCGCTCACGCTGCCCGAGGACGACCGACCCGAGTTCTTCGAGCGCCTCATCACCCGTACCCGCTCCGAGGCTTGGACGCTCGGCCACGGCGACCCGGTCGTCAAGGTCGACGGCTATGCGGGCGGCATCTGCCTCACCCACGTCATCCCGTTCCGGGCCACCGACTCCAGCCCGGAGGCACGCGCAGCCAGGTATGTGCCACTGAATCCGCGCGAGCTGTGCCGCAACTTCCAGGCGCAGCCCGAGCCCGCCGAGTTCTGGTGCTCCAACTGCCGCTGGAACCGGGTGATGCACGACGACGAGCAGCGCCGGGCCGCGATCACCGAGGCCTTGAAGTGCCTGCCCGCTGGGGGTGCCCGATGACAAGCGAGCGTGAGACCCAGAGCCCGGAAGAGGCTGCGGAGCGGTTTGGCCTGCCGGTCGCCTTCCTGCGGATGCATAAGGGCTATCACCCCTGTGTTGACGGTCGTCACTACGAGAGCAGTTGCCTCCTGACGGACCCGGCTTGCGAAAGGACTGCCCGCTACTTCATGAAGCGTCACGGCATCGAGGGGGCCACGTCATGACCCGCCCGATCGCCGACCCCAACGTCCCGCCGACGCTGCGGGACCGCATGGCCGCCCTGGGCGCCCGGCAGAGGGTCGACGCCTCAGCCGAGCGCCTCCGTCTGCTGCTGGCTGACCCGCAGGCCGGTGTCCACGGCCAGCACGCCACATCCGGCGAGGGCGCCGAGATGCGGCACCTGCTCTACGACGCCGACTCCGACGCCAGCGTCCCCGCCTTCCCCTACCCGACCGCCACGCCTCTGGAGGCGTCGAAGTGACCGGCCCCGAGCACTACCGCGAGGCCGAGAAGCTCATCGCGGACGCAGCGAACTATGCCCGCCCCAACGATGAGGGCCACTGCGAAGCAGACCGGGCTCTCGCCGAGGCCCAGGTGCACGCCACCCTCGCGCTCGTCGCCGCCTACGCGCTCAGTGCGCCAATCTCCGGCCAGCCGTCCACCGGCGGCCACCCGAGTTCCGACCACTACGAGGACTGGCTCGACGTCGTCGATGCCAGCGTTGAGGAGGAAACCCGATGAACGACAATCCGACCCGGCTCCTGAATCAGACGCTCATCCTCGGCGACAACCCGGACGACATCCGGTACGTCGTCGAGGACGGCCACCCGGCGATCGTCCTCGGCCACGTCTCGATCGCCCTCGACCTGTCCAGCCAGGCCGCGTTGGACAAGCTGGTCCGGGTCGTCGCCCAGGCCGCCGCCGAGCACGGCTCTCGCAGCCTCAAAGCGGTGGCGTAGATGGCGACCGCCGTAGCCCCCCGCCCGCTGGCCGACGACGTCGAGCAGGCCCTCATCACCCTCGACGCCGACTTCGCCACCATCTACGGCCCCGACATGGGGCACTGGTCGCGCGGTGTGCTCGGCGAGTTCCTGGAAACCCAGCGCTCCCGCCGCACCGCCGACCGCGAAGTGCATCCGCTGCACCCGCGCCGGGCTTCCGCATCCCGCCGGCGCCGCCACACCAAGCAGCTGCCATGGCGGATCGGCCAGATCGCGCCCGGCGCCGTCACCATCCTCATCACCCCGCTGTGGACAGATACGACCGGCACCTCCACCCGGCATGTCGTCGCCCGCGCGCTGACCGCCGACGGCCGGGTCATCAAGTTCCAGGCGGGCGGCTCCCGGCAGATCGCCACCCTCCTGCAAGGCGCCCACCCGGCCGCGAACTGGGATCACCCGCAGACGTGGCGCGCCGACACCAACACCCTGGTCGACCGGGTCACACGGAAGGCCGCCTCATGAGCGGCGGCGAGCTGGGCCAGTCCGTGGGGGCGGTCAGCGCACCCACCATCCGGCAGACCCGTGCCGCGGCCGTGCACGTCGCGGACCGGATCGCCGCCGAGCACCCGCATCCGCTGGACGACGTCATGCCCAAGCTCGCCGGCAAGCAGCTCGCCCGGCAGCCGGCCGTAGCGGCTGGGGTGCTCGAACTCCTCGACGTGCTCGGGCTCGCCGCCACACGGCAGCAGCCGGAAGGGGCCGCCTCGTGAGCGCCACCGCCGGGACCCCGTACCGGTCGCCGATCGCCGGCTTCGTCAACGCACTCGCCCGGCATGCGATCCGCGGCCTCGACGCCCGCATCCGCGAGCTGGAAGCGGTTCTCGCCGCGGCCACCGAACTCAGCCGCGCCGAAGCCACCGCCCGCGACTTCGCCGACAGCGACCGCTCGGGCTACATCGACCGCACCGGACTGGAGGCCGACCGTGCCTGACACCGACACCGACACCAAGCCGAAGACGACAGAGATCGCCGACGTCATCGAGAAGGCCGCCGAGATCGTCGAGAAAAACGGCCTCCACAAGGGCTACCTGTACGACGAGGCCAAAGCCGACGAGGGCACCAAGCCCGCCAAATGCCCGGTCGACGTCGTCGGCGCCATCAACATCGCCGTCTTCGGCAAGCCGTCCTGGCCGTCCGAGGAACACCCCGGCAGCCCCCTCGCGCAGGCGGCTGTGCTCGCCCTGGAGGAGACCGTCAGCAAGCCGGCGCCCGGCTGGAACGACGAGGCCGAGCGCGTCGTCGACGACGTCGTCACCAACCTGTGGGAGGCCGCCGAACGCCTTCGCAAGGAGGCGTCGTGAAGCGCGGCACCGGCAGGCGCCGCGCCGGCGCCGACAACGTGGTGCTGCGGCTGAAGTTGGCGAACCTCACCGACGACCTCGCCTGGTACCGGTGCCGCCTCATGGCGGTCACCGCCCGATGCCGGGCCCTCACCGCCCAGGCCGAAATCTCCGACGGGCAGCGGGTCCTCGCCGAGCAGCTCATCCAGCGGCAGGTCCGGCAGTTGATGGAACGCGACTCACAGATCGAGCAGCTGCAACGGCGGCTGAAGGCCGACGTGGTCCGCACCCAGCCGATTCCGATCGTCACCGAAGCCGAACTCGCCGCCGCCTGACTCGCCGGGCCGGCGGATGACACAGGCCACCGGACCCGGCGCCACAACGCAAGAAGCCCCGAGCGCTTGAGACGCCCGGGGATCCGACACCAGCATCCCAGGAGTTCCGATGATCGGTGAGACCACCGAATACAGGATGACCATCCACGGCGAGCAGCAGTACACCGTCCCCGACGCCGTCCAGGCCGCGCCCGGACTCGTCGTGTTCCGGATGCCCGCCATTCAGTCCCTGAACAGTCCGGCCCGCTGGCGGATCGGCCACCACGAAGGCCTCGGCATCGCCGAAGCGATGCGCCGCGAAGACGCCCTCAAGGGCGTCGAGATTCTCACCCAGTCCGGCGTCGACTGGACGCAGGACACCAACACCATCAAGGCCGTCGTCACCAACAAGACGGCCCGCGACCTGTACACCAAGCTCAGCTATGCCTGGTGCGAGCAGCCCGGCAGCGCCTACATGCCCGGCGACGTCAGCAACAACGGCACCTACACCGACGCCGACATCCAGGACGCCGCCGACGAGTTCAAGGCCGACCGGTTCAGCGCCTACGACATCTTGCTCGCGATGACGTACCGGGTGCCGTTCATGGGCCTCGACACCGAGGACTTCAACGAAGCCCACGACAAGGTCGTCACGGCGGCAGGGGCCGAGTGATGGCCAATGACCAGCAACGAGCCTGGAACAGGCGCAGCCCGGATCCAGGGGGCCCTTGGCAGCCGCGAAAGCTGACCACCGAGCAGCGCGCGGGGATCACACGCCGCCTCGGCGAGGGCGAGAGCCCCATGGGTCTGGCCACCGAGTACGGCGTGACTGCCAGCCGAATCCGCCAACTCCGCTGACCAACAACCCCATAGCCGCGGCGCGTTGAGCCCCCCGCTCCGCGCCGCACCAGGGCAGCTCGCCCCGCACTACCCCCCTGGCCGGGGCGAGCTGCCCGCCCATTACGACACCCGAAAGCGAGTCCCATGAGTACCGAAAGCACCACAAAGCGTGCGGCGCCACTCCAGTGCAGGGGTTGCGGCGGCACCGCCGGCCCGTTCGTCACCAAGGACGGCCACTGCGAGGACTGCGCCGACGCCGAGGCTGCACTGCGCAGCGCGCTGGAAGACGGTGGCTGGCTCGACGCCAAGGCCGACCGCCTCATGGGCGCCTACGCCGCCGTCATCCTCGGCCGGACCGCCAGCACGCTCCGCACCGTCCCCGGCTGCGAGAGCGCCGCCCGCATCGTCGACAACACGGCGCGGGGGATGCGCCGATGACCACCACAGTTGAAGCGCCGGCCGAGGTCGAGCCCGGGATGTACGACATCCCCGCCGCGCTCTACCACAGTGACCCGGTGCCCGGCGGAAGCCTCTCCTCGACCGGCGCCCGGAAGCTGGCCACCGAATGCCCGGCCGCGTTCAAGCACTGGCTCGACAACCCGGAGCCGGCCAAGAAGGAGTTCGACTTCGGCACCGCCGCGCACAAGGTCGTCCTCGATGACGGGCCCGAGCTGGTGCTCGTCGACAAGGAGATCTGGAACACCAACGAGGTCAAAGCGCGCGTCGCCGAGATCCGGGCCGCAGGCAACATCCCGCTCAAGCAGCGCGACCTCGACAAGGTCCACGCCATGGCCAAGGTGCTGCGCGAACACCCCGAGGCCGCCGAGCTGCTGGAGCCGGGCAGCGGCGTCGCCGAACAGTCCCTGTTCTGGAACGACCACGGCATCTGGCGCCGGGCCCGCATCGACTGGCTGCGCCACGACGGAACGATCGTCGACTACAAGTCGGCGCGGTCGGCGAACCCGTCGAAGCTGGCCAACCACCTCTTCGAAAACGGTTACCACCAGCAGCAGGAGTACTACCGCGACGGCGCCCTGGAACTCGGACTCACCGAGCTCGTCTGCTCGTTCAAGTTCATCTTCCAGGAGAAGGAAGAGCCGTTCCTCGTCTCCGTGATTGAGCTGGACGCTGCCGCCTGCGCCATCGGCCGCCACCTCAACGAGGTCGCCCTCAACGCCTACGCCCTCTGCCGCCAGTCCGGCGAGTGGCCCGGATATCTGCAGACCCCTCTCATCTCGCCGCCCGCCTGGCTTGAGCGCCAGTACCGCTAGGAGATCACCACCATGAACCAGCCCCTCGGCCAGCCCGTCCGTACCGGACGCCAGCAGCCGCAGACCGACGAGTACGACGACGGTCCGTTCACCTTCCGGCCCGCCACCCGCGACCGCGTGAAGGCCCGCATGTCCATCCAGGGAGTCGCCGGCTGCGGCAAGACCTGGACGGCCCTCAACGTCGCCCACGGCCTCAACGGTGGTGAGCGGTTCGCTGTCATCGACACCGAGCGCGAGTCCGCCTCGCTGTACCTCGGCGTCAACGGCATCCACTTCGACTCGCTGAACATGCACCGCTACGACCCGCGCGACCTCGTCAAGGCGCTCGCCTCCGCCGCACAGGCCGGCTTCGGAACGATCGTCGTCGACTCCCTCTCCCACTTCTGGAAGGGCACCGACGGCACCCTCGACCAGGTCGAGAAGGCCAAGTCGAAGTACGGCGGCAACAGCTTCGCGGGGTGGAAGGACGGCACCCCGATGCAGAACGAAATGATCGACGCCCTCCTGTCGTACCCGGGGCACGTCATCGCGACGATGCGCTCCCACACCGAGTGGGTGCTTCAGGAGAACGACCGCGGGCGTAAGGAGCCCGTCGCGGTCGGGATGCGCGCCGAGCAGCGCAAGGGCGTCGAGTACGAGTTCAGCATCGTCGCCGAGATGGACATCACCAACCGGATGCGGTTCCTCAAGTCCCGCTGCCCGGTCTTCCACCAGCAGGTACTGGAGAAGCCGGACGGCATCCAGGACATCGCCAAGCCGCTCCTCGACTGGCTGAACGACGGCACCGAGACCGTCGACTCGGCCACCTACGTCGACGACGCGCAGGCACAGGACGCCACCGCCGACAGCCTCCTCGCCCTGTACCGCGAGGTCGAGAACCGCGGACTCCTCGCGACGCCGCTCATGCACCCGGACACCGCCAAGCCGACCAACCTCGGCGCCTACATCAAGGAGCGCGGCATCGCGCTCAAGAACGCCCAGCAGTAGCCCGCACATACCGGAGGCCGGCCCGCGGGCATTGCGGGCCGGCCCCTCGATCCGACAAGGAAACCACGTCATGACCAACCTCTGGCGCCGCGTCCTCGCGGGCCTCACCCACACCGGCCCCGGCTACGACCCCATCCACGACGAGGCCGTCGAGATGCAGACCGCGCTCGGCCTGCTCTCCGACCGCTATCTGCAAATCGCCGACCAGGCCAGCAGCGAGGCCGCCCGGGCGCGGGCCGTGCAGATCCGGCAGGCCGGCAACGACATCCGGCACACCCTCATCCACGGCCGCATCCCCAGCTACCTGATGGCCGACGCCGAGCTGGAGCAGTACGGCGCACCCGAGGAGGCGACCCGATGAAGGCGCTCACCGTCAGGCAGCCCTGGAGCGGTGCGATCGCCCATCAGAACAAGAGGGTCGAGAACCGCACCTGGCCGCTCCCGTCGAAGTACTGGGGCGCCCGCATCCTCATCCACGCCGGAGCCCAGCGGGACCGGTTCGCGGTCGTCTACGGAGACCACCTCGACGTGTACTCGGCGATCGTCGCGGTCGCCACCGTGACCGGCTGCCACTACTCGGAGGACGGCCGCTGCTGCGGGCCGTGGGGCGAGGAGAACGTCTACCACTGGGAGCTGGCCGACGTCACCGCACTGCCCGAGCCGGTCCCGGCCAAGGGGGCGCTCGGGTTCTGGACGCCCGACGAGGAGACCGTCAACGCCGCACTCCGGCAGGAGACGGGGGTGGCGTGGTGAAGCGCTGGTACGTGGGCCAGCCCACGAAACGCGGCGGCGTTCACCCGCCCCGCACCTCCGTCAACCGGATCGGCGGGCCCTCCTCCGCGATGCGCCGTCAAGGCCAGCGCATCGACGACAAGCAGATCCTCGCCGGTTACGTCCAGCTCAAGCCGGGCGTCCTCGTCGTCTGGGAGCGCCAGCCCTGGCGCATCCTCTCCGTCGACGAACGGCCCGACGACCTGTGGGGTGACGGGCACGAGGAGCGTTTCGCCAACGAGGTCGCCACCTGGGAGCGCTGGCGGCGCGGCGACAAGCCGGAACGCGCCACCTGGCGCGAGCGGCCCTTCGTCATCCAGCTCGTACCCGTCGCCGACCCGAAAGCCACGCCGCGCCACCTCATCGCGCCCGGCGGCCACTCCTGGGACGTGCTGCCCGAGCACTACTCGGTGTGCGTCGCCTGCGGGGAACTCCCGCCCTGCGCACACGAGGAAGCCGACCGGGAAGCCGACCGGATTGCGGCCCGAAACGACGCACTGATGGACATCCCAGCTGGTCACTGCCTCGGCTGCGGCGAATACATCACCGCCCGCCAGAACGCGGCCCGCTTCCCCGGCCCCAACCTGTGGCGCCCCGACCTCCCCGAAAACTCCGCGGTGTTCCACGCCCGACAGGAGTGCTCCGGCGAAGTCGACCGGTACCGGCGTCAGTGGGAAGCCCGCGGCAACACCGACACCCAGCCCGCGCTGTTCGCCGACGAGGAGAACGCCTCATGACGCACATCCAACCCGCCTTCGACGGCCCGCACCTCGCCGCCTCAGCCCCGCCCGCCACCCGCCGCGTCATGGACGACTACGAGGCGTGGGAGTCGATCGTCCGCCCGCACTACGTGGCCGCCGCCAAAACCGGCGACTCCTTCCTCTTCTGGAAGATCGCCCAAGCCAACGACCTCCCCGAGCCGCCCAACCAGCGCCTCGACTGGGCACGCCTCGCATCCGCGCTCCACCGCGACCACATCACCCGGCCCGACGGCTTCGGCCTCGCCCGCGATAAGAGCGCCTGCCGTCGCTGGCGGGGGACCGTCGAAGCCATGCAGGGGAGGGCGGCATGAACGCCTTCTACGAGGACGATGCCGTCCAGCTGCACCTCGGTGACTGCCTCGACATCCTGCCGACCCTCGCCGACGCATCCGTCGACGCCGTGGTGACTGACGCGCCCTACGAGATTTCGATGATGAACCGCGCCTGGGACTCGACGGGCATCGCCTACAACGTCGACGTCTGGCGCCACTGCTGGCGCGTACTGAAGCCCGGCGGCCACCTGCTCGCCTTCGGCGGCACCCGCACCTACCACCGCATGACCGTCGCCATCGAAGACGCCGGATTCGAGATCCGCGACAGCCTCCACTGGATCTACGGAAGCGGCTTCCCCAAGGGGCAGGACATCGCCAAGTCCATCGACCGGCGCCGCGACGACCGACAGCAGGTGCTGCAGGTCACGGCATGGCTGGCTGAGGTCATAGCCGCCACTGGATGGACGACCCGCCAGATGAACGAACTGTTCGGCTTTCAGAGCCAAGCAGGCCACTGGGTGACACAGGGCGTTGCTGCCGCAGTCCCCACGCCAGAGCAGTGGGTTCGGCTCCGTACCGAGATCGGCTTCGACGACGCCGAGATCCTTCCCCTGGTCGAGGCGCTGACGGGACGCAAGGGCGAGTTGGGCGAGGCATGGGCCCAGCGCGAGGTGATCGGACGGCGACACGCGGCCGAGCGCAAGAGCGATCACCTGTACGGCGACTACAGCGGCGACGACCGGATCACCGCCCCCGCGACCGACGCCGCCCGGAAGTGGCAGGGCTGGAACACAGCGCTGAAACCGGCGCACGAGCCGATCGTCCTCGCCCGTAAGACAACCGGCTTCAACACGACCGCCGCCAACGTCCTGGAGCACGGCACGGGCGCCCTCCACGTCGACGTCTGCCGGACCATGGCCGGGCAGGACTACCGCGAGAAGTGCGCGTCCGTCGTCGGCATCGACAGCCCCCGCAACGGCGACACCCTCGGCGAGTGGACCGGGGCCCGCGAGGACTCCGCACATGCGGCCGGACGGTGGCCGACAAACGTGCTCCTCGGTCACGGGTCCGACTGCGTCGACGGCGGAGACTGTCAGCCCGGATGCCCCGTCGCGGAGATGGACGCACAGAGCGGCGTCAGCACGAGCCCGACCGGCTCCGTGAAGGGGCAGCGGCGCAGTGGCGGAATCATGGGACAGGCGGCCGGAAGCAAGATCAGCAACAGTGGCCACGGCGACACTGGAGGCGCATCCCGGTATTTCCCGATCTTCCGGTATGAGGCGAAAGCCCCGAAGGTCGAACGCCCCCGCCTCGCCGACGGCACCGCGCACACCACGGTCAAGCCGCTCACCCTCATGCGCTGGCTGGTCCGCCTCGTCACCCCGCCCGGCGGAACTGTCCTCGACCCGTTCGCGGGCTCCGGCACCACGTTGGAGGCCTGCCGACTGGAGAGCTTCCAATCCATCGGCATCGAGAAGGACCCGGCGCACGCCGAACTGTGCAAGATCCGCCTCGCCAAGCCGTACATGACGGACCTCTTCAGCGGGGGTGCGGCGTGATGCACACGGTCTTCTCGAACCTGTGGTGGGTGTGGCCCGCCCTGATCTTCGCCGGTGCGCTCGGCGTCATCGTCGGCGCTGTGCTCAACCGGCGCGCCACCACCCGCCACAACCGCGGGAGGCGGACGTGAACCCCGAACGCGCCACCGGCCTCAACGCGCCCGCCAACTGGTACATCAACCAGCTCGCCACCTACGGCTGGCCCGTCCTCGCCATCACCGCCATCGTGCTCATCGCCGCCTGGTGCGGCCTCGTCGCCTACCTCAACCGGGGGCGGTCATGAACCCCGACCTGTACGCGGCGTGGTTGACCGCCGGCAGCAACCTGCAGCCCGTCGGGGCGTGGCTCGGCCGGAACTGGATCTGGCTCGGCGCCGCAGTGGTGGCCGCCGGATTCGCCTGGTGGGCGCTGCGGCGGGAACTCCGGGGCGCCGGCGACCAGGTCGCCGCCATCCTCGCCGACCAGCCCCAGCCCCAGCCCGGCACTGACGCGGGGCTGTACCTCGACTGCGTCGCCATCTACGACGACTGCGACGAACTCGACCGCCTCCGCGACCTCATCGACCAGCACCGGAAGGAGAAGCCGTGACCACCGCCACCGATACCATCCCCGCACACGGCACCGACGCCCGCTACAAGGGCAACCGCACCGGCACCCGGCCGCCCTGCCGGTGCAAGCTGTGCCAGCGCGGCCACCGGCGCGCCGACCTGGAACGGGAACTCCGCCGCCAACGCGGCGAACGCAGCCTCGTTCCCGTCGCCGAAGTCCTGCCGCACATCCTGATGCTGCGAGCGACCGGCATGAGCCAAACCATGATCGCCCGAGAGGCCGGCGTCGCCCAGTCCGCCATCTCCTACGTCACCACCGGCCGCAACAAAACCTGCCAGGCGGACGTGGCCCGCCGGATCCTCACCGTCCGGCCGCACCGCTTCGACGGCAACGCCGAACGCCCCGCCATCGGATCCATCCGACGCGTCCGCGCCCTCTACAGCCTCGGCCACGGGCGCGCCGACATCTCCACACGCAGCGGCCTCAGCATCGCCAGCATCAGCCTCCTCGCCGAAGCCCGCTGGAACGTCATCGACAACAAGGCGGCCACCGCCCTCGCCGAGACCTACCGGCAACTCGTCCACCAGCGCGGCACCAACTGGAAGAACGAACGACGGGCCGCCCGCGAAGGCTGGGCGCCACCCGGCGCCTGGGACGACATCGACAACCCCGACTGTGAGCCAGACGCACCAGCCGTCCAGCTCAACTTCCACGAGCGCGCCCAGCTCCGCCGCGAAGAGATCATCCACTTCGCCTGGCACGGCGACACCCCCGAACAGATCCTCACCCGGCTCGACCACGAGGTGTCTATCTCCACCGTCCGCCAGATCGTCCAGGAATGGCGCAGCGGCGAGAAGCGCGTGCGGCCCCAGCAGGAGAAGACGGCCAAGGCCGGGCTGGGGGCTGCGGCGTGACGCTCCGCATCGGCTCCCTGTTCACCGGCACCGGCGCCCTCGACCTGGCCGTCATGGACGCCTACGACGCCGACGTCCTCTGGCACTCGCAATACGAGCCGCCGGACAAGAAGGGCAAGGAAGACGCCAACCAGTACGCCGCCCGCATCCTCGCCCGCCACTGGCCGACCATCCCCAACCTCGGCGACATCACCAAAGTCGACTGGCCGGCCGTCCTCGACGAGCACGGGCCCATCGACATCCTCACCGGCGGCTTTCCCTGCCAAGACGTCTCATCCGCCGGCAAGCGCGTCGGCCTCGTACCTGATTCCCGCTCCGGACTGTGGAACCACATGGCCCGCGCCATCGCAGTCCTCCAACCACGATTGGTGATCATCGAAAATGTCGAAGGGCTCCTCTCAGCACCGGCTGCCAGCGACATGGAACCCTGCCCGAACTGTGTGGGAGACCGACACCCTGGGCCTCTACTGCGGGCATGCGGAGCCGTACTTGGAGACCTGGCCGGCCTCGGGTTCCATGCGGAATGGGCGCGCGTCGCAGCGTCGGAGGTCGGCGCTCCCCACCAGCGCAAACGGGTCTTCGTCTACGCCTGGCCCGCTGATGTCGACCCCAGTGGCCTCGGACGGTGGGACCGATCGGGGCTCCTCGGCGGGTTGGGGACTTCGGGACGAGGCGCGGAAGCTGATGCCCACCCCGCGGACCTCGGACACGAACGGGATCGGGACGCACGGCGCCGGGGGCATGGACCTGCGGACCGCAGTGTCGATGCTTCCGACGCCCAGAGCGCGGGATGGGAAGGGTGCGGGCTACGAGGACGATCTGCCGTCAACAGTGAACCGGCTGCTCCCGACGCCCACGGCGTCGAATCCCAACGACGGGGAGTCATTGGAGTCCTGGGAGGCCAGGCGGCAGCGGAACCTGGCGAAGGGGATCAACGGGAACGGGCAGGGCACACCGCTCGCGATAGCGGTACGGCAACTGCCGAACCCGACTGCCCCACCTGCGGGTGCCCCGAGTCCATCCACGACGCCGGAGGATTCTGCGCTGGCTGCCACGGCTGCACCGATCCCGAACTCGGACGGCCCGATGAAGTTGCTGCCAACCCCGGCCGCATCGTTCCCCGGCACGACGGCGAACTTCCGGCCGGACGGGACGCCGTACAGCGAGGGCTACGGGATGACGCTCCTCGATGCGGTGCGGCTTCTTCCGACGCCCAGGGCGTCGGACAGCGAGAGGACGTCCTCAACCTACGGCCGGGGCAACCCGACCTTGACTGGGGCGATTACGGACCCGCCATCCGCCGATGGGAAACAGTCCTCGGACGACGAGCCCCCTGGCCAACCGACGCTCTGGGGCGACTGAGCCCCGTCTTCACCGAATGGCTCATGGGCCTCCCTGACGGCTGGGTCACCGACACCCCCGGACTCACCCGCGCCGCCATGCTCCGCGCCCTCGGCAACGGGGTCGTCCGTAGGCAAGCCGTCGCCGCCATCCGGCTCCTGCACGAGCGGGCCGTCAGTGACGACCAACGGGCCGCCGCATGACCGCCCACCCCCGTCCGCGTGCCGGGCCCTGACACCCATCCCGCACATCGGCCGGACATGCACCCCAAGGCAGGACATAGCGAAGCCCCGCCGTGGCGGGGCTGGGAGGAGACGAGGTGACGTCAGTCGGACTTGACCACGAGCTCGCGCGTCTCGCCAAGGGCGGCCAGGGCGCGCTCGTAGAAGTCCAGCGACACGATCATGGCGTAGCGCTGCCCGTGGTTGAGCAGAGCAGTCGGCTGATCGCGGTGCGCAACAGTGCAGACCACGCTGGTCAGCTTGGGGCGCGCGAGGGACAGCGAAATCTCCCTGACGCCATCCTCTGTCACGACATCTCGGATGTTCCGTCGGTCCACGCGCGGCGAGTAGATGCGGTTGAACTCGGGGTCTTCCGCACGCACGGCCTCTTCCTCGGTTTTGGCCGCGGTCGGCCGATCGTCGAACCACTCCACCTCGCGGCGGGCAACCCGCGGCCACCACTCCTTCAGTTTGGAGTGCTGCTCGAAGCGCACCTCGGGCTGATGGCTGATGCCTATGTACAGCAAAACGCCGCCCTCGTCGAAGAGTCGGTACAGGGCGGTGCGGTGGTCATCGAGCCACATGGGCGGTCTCCTCGGTCAGGCCGGGGATTCGGCTCCCGGCTCGGCTTTCTTCCTGCTGGTGACGGTCGGCTCGCGCAGCGGCGCAAGGTCGTACTTGCGGGCAATGCGGCGGATCGTTTCGTAGCTGTAGTCCGTGGCTTTCGCCACGGCGGCCGGCTTCATGCCGCCACGAAGGGCGTCCACTACGGCCGCCTCGAAGTCCTTCGCGGCGGTCTGCTCGGTCGTTCGCTTCGCGGTGGCTGCCTGCTTCAGGCGGGTCACGACTTCCTCCTCGGTCATGGCGGCATGGTCCCACGGCGATGTGGCCACATCCAGTTGCACAACAGTAGCCAACATTCATGTGGCCAAGTGTATGTTGGCTACTGCGAGATGCGCCAGTCGCATCACTCGCCTCCATGAGGGCTGTCCCAGCGCGGCAGTCAGAGCCAGAGACACCCCTCCCGAGAGAAGAGACAGATGGGTTACCACCTCCGCCGTCAGTTGCGCGAAGCGCTTGGGCCAGGCGTCACGGGCCTTCAGCGTGCCGTGGCTCTGGAGATTGCGGACGATGCCAACGAGGACACCCGGCGTAGCTGGGTCGCCCTTGAGGACTTGGCGCGCTGGACCGGCGCCAAGGACGCGGTGGTGGTGCGCAACGCGCTCAAGCGGCTCGCCGCAGCCGGCTGGGAGTTCCGTACCCCGATCGGCAAGGGGAAGGACGGCCGCACCCTTTACGCCGTACCCGGCACCCGGATGACTTTCGTCGTTCCCCACTTCGAAGAGGTAGTCACCGCTACCTCTAAGGGGGAGCCACCGCTACCCCAAGGGGGAGCAGGGGC